GGTTTTGCATTAGCAATGGCGGTTGCATTATAGGAAATAAATATGGCACAAGATTTTAGAAACAGTCTAGTAAGAACCATTGGAACAGGTGATACTACTATCCATACAGGCGGAAATTATGACGCCGTTATAGGTATTAGATGCTGTAATATTTTAACTTCAACAATTACAGTTGATGTTAAAATTGCCAAAGGCGGAGCAGATTACTTTTTAGCAAAAGGAGTTAATATTCCACCTAATTCAGCTATTGAATTAATCCAAGGAGGAGCAAAGATTGTTTTGGCTAATGGGGATGTATTAGAAGCAGTTAGTGATACGGCAAGTTCACTAGATGTTGTTTGTTCGTACATCGATACTATTAGTTCATAGGAGAGATTATGACGGCAGTAATTAATGGAATCCAATATATTGGAGGGCAGTATAGCCCTAACGACTTTATCCCTAATCAAGCGGCAACGATTGATGGGACTCAAACTGTTGTAAATGCAGTTTTAGCAGGTCCTATTACCTTACCAGGTACAATAACAATTACAGGAACGGTGGTAATAGTTTAATGAGTAAAGTAGAAGTAAATACAGTTGAACCACAATGCGGAACTACTTTAACAGTAGGAAAAGCTTGTGGTAGCGTTCGAACAGCTTCAAATAATTTACAAGCATCAGATGGTGGAAATTTAATTAGTCAATCAGGAACTACAATAACTTTAGGTGCTTCTGGTGATACAATTAATTTAGCATCAGGTGCATCGCAAACAGGTTTTGGAAGAACAGGTACAGTAGATTGGGAAACAACTCCTAAAACTGCTACTTTTACAGCAACCAATGGTGATGGTTATTTTGCAAACACATCAGGTGGTGCTTTTACAATGAATTTACCAGCAGGTGCAGCAGGTTCAATAGTTTCAGTACAAGATTATAACAATACTTTTAATTCTAATAATTTAACAATTTCTCCAAATGGTTCAGAAAAAATTAATGGTAGTGCAGGTACCATACTTTTAGCAACAAATGGAGAAGGTTTAACTTTAGTTTATGTAGATTCAACAGTAGGTTGGAGGTCTATCGTACAATCAGAATTTTCAGATGCAGGTTTTTCTTATATAAGTGCAACAGGAGGAACTATATTAACAGTTGGTGATTATAAAACCCATGTTTTTACAGGACCAGGTACTTTTTGTGTATCTAGTGGAAATGATGATGCTGATTATTTTGTAGTTGCTGGTGGTGGTGGTACAGGAGCGGTAGGTTGTCAAACAGGTGGAGGTGGAGCAGGTGGTTTTAGAGTATCAAATTCAGTTGGTTGTATTGCAGCACCTGTTATGTCACCTTTAACAAATCCAACAGGAATTCCAATTAGTAGTGGTCCTTATCCAATAACAGTAGGAGCAGGTGGAGCACCTGCACCAAGTCCAAGTACATCAGCAAATAATGGTTCAAATTCAATTTTTAGTTCAATAACTTCAACAGGAGGAGGTTCAGGAAGAGCATGTGGTATGACTGGAGCTACTGGTGGTTCTGGTGGAGGTGGTGCGCAAACTGGAGCTGCAGGAAATACTCCTCCAGTAAGTCCTCCACAAGGAAATGAGGGTGGTAATGGACAAAGAGCTGGACCTATGTATGGTGCAGGTGGAGGCGGTGGTGCTGGAAATGCAGGTGGCACTGGAAGCAGTAGTTCAGTTGGAAATGGTGGAATTGGATCGTATATATCAGATACTTTTATGGGTCCAACAGCACCTAGTTATGGTACTTCAGGTCCAGTAAGTTCAACAAGATATTTTGCTGGAGGTGGCGGAGGAGGTGGTGAAACAGCATTTGGAAGTGGTGGTACAGGTGGAGGTGGAGCTGGAGCTGCTAACACTACCCCAACAGCAACTGGAGGAACTACTAATACTGGTGGTGGAGCTGGATCAGGTAATGATAGTACAGCAGCAGGTGCTGGTGGTGGTTCAGGTATAGTAATGATTAGGTATAAATTTCAATAAAATATGGTAATATAGAATTATGGCATCAACAATAAAAGTAGACAACGTACAAAATCAACCAGGTAATAATTTAATTAATAGATGTAGTGCAACTACAACTGTTGGATCTGGAGCAGGAAATACAATTAATGTAGATGGTGCAACTGTAACGTTAGGGCGTTGTGGTGGAACTGTAGCTCTTGCATCAGGTGCAACTCAAACAGGATTTGGAAGATCAGGTTCGGTTAACTGGCAGACAACTCCAAAAACAAGTACATTTACAGCAGCAGATGGTGAAGGATATTTTATAAATTCAGGAAGTGCTTTAACAATGAATTTACCTGCAGGTAGTGCTGGAGCTATTGTTGCAGTTTCTGATTATGCAAGAAATTTTTCAACATATAATTTGACAATTAGTCCAAATGGTTCAGAAAAAATTGGTGGAAATGCTGATGATGCAGTATTAGATACAAATGGTCAAGCAGCAACTTTTGTATATGTAGATTCAACAAAGGGTTGGGTTAACGTTCAAAATGCTGAAGACACAGAAACAGGTATACCCCCGTATATTGTAGCAACAGGCGGATGTATAACTTATTCGGGTAATGATAAAATTCATACATTTAATGCGCCAGGAACTTTTGCACTTACAAGAGTAGCTTGTTGTGCAGCAGATAATTTAATCTCTTATGTGGTTGTTGCTGGTGGCGGTGGAGGTGGTACTAGCACCGGTGCGCATGGAGGTGGTGGAGGTGGAGCTGGTGGTTTTAGAGAAACTAAAAGTCCAAGCACTCCTTATACAGCAAGTCCATTAGACGGTTATCCTACTCCAGGAAATAGAATTACAGTTTCAACTTCTGCACCTTATCCAATTGTAGTTGGAGGAGGAGGAGCAGCTGCTCCATCTGGATCTAATCGAGGTGCAGTTGGAAACAATTCAAGTTTTTCAACAATAACATCTACTGGTGGTGGGGGCGGTGGTTCACCTTCTGGTGCACCTAATTATCCAGGTATTGACGGAGGTTCAGGTGGTGGTGGGGCTTCGGAAGGTAATGGCTCTGGGGGTGCTGGAAATACACCTCCTGTAACTCCACCTCAAGGAAATAATGGAGGCACAGGAACAAATTCACCCCCTGATTTAAGAGACGGTGGAGGTGGTGGAGCTACGGCCGCAGGTGATGATGGAGTTGGAGGTTGTAGATCAGGAAATGGTGGAGCTGGAGCAACAACTAATATACCCGGATCACCAGTAGCTTATAGTGGCGGCGGTGGCGGTGGCCTGTCAGGTCCTAGCGGTCAACAAGCTGGTGGAACTGGTGGAGTAGGTGGTGGTGGACCTGGTGCTGTTCCTGCAACAGCCGGAACAGCTAATAGAGGCGGCGGTGGTGGCGGCGGAGGTTACCCTGCAGCATCAGGAGCAGCCGGTGGCTCAGGAGTAGTAATAATTAGATATAGATATCAATAATAAAAATTATGAGTGAAGTTAAAGTAAATAAAATTAGTCCAAGAACAAATTGTGGAACTACAACATTAGGAGATAGTGGAGATACATTTACTATTCCTGCTGGTGTAACAATCACAAACAATGGAACGCAGACAGGTTTTGGTAGAACAGGAACTGTAGATTGGCAGACTGGAGATATTAAAACATCGACTTTTACTGCTGAAAGTGGAAAAGGATATTTTTGTAATACAGCAGGTGGTACTTTTGAAGTAGATTTACCAGCAGGAACCGCTGGTGCAATAGTATCTGTACAAGATTATAATAATACATTTGATACAGCTAATTTAACAGTTGATCCAAATGGTTCAGAAAAAATTAATGGTGGTACAGCAGGAGGATTTGTTACTCTATCAACTGAAGGAGAAGGAATAACTTTAGTATATATAGATTCAACGGTTGGATGGAGATCAATACAAGATAATGTTTTTGCTGATCCAGGAGCAGTTCCTACTTACATAGCAGCAACAGGTGGAACAATTACAACTGTTTGTACAAATTTTAAAGTTCATACATTCACAGGACCTGGCACATTTACAGTTTGTTCAGTAGGTAATTCAGCAGGATCAAATACAGTAGATTATATGGTAATAGCAGGAGGTGCTTCAGCTGGAAATGATTCTGGTGGCGGTGGCGGTGCTGGTGGTTATAGAGAATCTCCAGGTACAGCAAGTGGTTCTTATACAGTTTCACCTTTAGGAGTTTCTCCTGCGGCAGCTTTACCCGTTTCAGCAACAGGTTATCCAATAGTAGTAGGAGGCGGAGGTGCTGCCACACCTACTGGTGGTGGACCTGCTTGCGGAGTTAGAGGTAATCCAGGTAATACTTCAAGTTTTTCATCAATATCATCAGCAGGTGGTGGAGGCGGTGGAACTCACCCAGCTGGGTCAGGTGGAAATACTGGAATAAATGGTGGTTCAGGAGGTGGTGGGAGGGGTTCCGTTTGCGGAGGTTCAGGAAATACACCTCCAGTGACGCCCCCTCAAGGAAAGGACGGTGGTGGACCTGGTGTTGTAAGTAATGGTGGTGGAGGAGCAACAGCAGCAGGACAAAATGCTCCTGGTCCTACTCAAGCTGGAGCTGGCGGAGCAGGTGCAACATCTTCAATTAATGGTACGCCAACTGGAAGAGCAGGCGGTGGAGGTGCTGGAGGTTCTGGTTGTGTTACATCTGGAGGTGCTAGTGATGGCGGTGGAGCAGGTGCACATGGTTCTCCCAATGGACCAGGAACGGCTGGAACAGTTAATACTGGTGGTGGTGGAGGCGGTGGAACTGATGATGGTTCAGGTGCAGCAGGTGGTTCAGGTATAGTAATAATAAGGTACAAATTTCAATAATATTTATGTATTGTTTAACAATTAATTTTAAGATATAAGGAGAAACATTATGGCACACTTTGCAAAAATAGGCATGAATGGAAAAGTTATCGCAGTATTAACTTGTGGTAATAAAGATATGCTTAACGCTGATGGCGTTGAAGATGAATCAGTAGGACAACAATATTTAGAGACACATAATAATTGGCCTGCACAAATGTGGATTCAAACATCTTATAATACAATAAATAATACACATAAAGATGGCGGAACACCTTTTAGAGGAAACTACGCAGGTATAGGTTATACTTGGGACGAAGATAATAATATCTTTTGGCCTAAATCACCTTATGCATCTTGGGTAAAAGATACTACAACTGCATCTTGGAAATCACCAATCGGTGATGCTCCAGCATTAACAGCGGAACAAACTTCACAAAATGATGCTGGCACTCACGCATGGAGTTATGCTTGGAATGAATCAGGCCAGTCTTGGGACTTGACAAACGGTTTATCATAAATTAAACAGGTATGTGGTATGCACAAGAAAGTATTATCTGAAATAGATTTACATTATGGCAGTATAGATATGCCTAAAGGTTTTGAAATAGACCGAGACAAACTTCAAACAGATACTTTATCTTCACAACTTAAAAATTTACAATTTCCATTCTCAAGAGAATGGGATAAACTCAATACTTATTTAAGAGAACATATTAATACAGAATATGGTTTTCAATTGGTTAATAAAGAAACGTGGGGAAATGTTTATAAGCCAAAGGAAATTTCTATTCCTTTATTAAATATTGATCCAGTAGATTTAAGAAATTCTCCTGATTATACTTTTCTTTATGGAGTAAATGTTAAAGATTGTAGTGTTCGACTACATTATGAAGACAATAGACGTAAAGGAAGAAATTGGGACATAGAACTTATCAATAATAAATTTGTAATGTTTCCATCAACCTGTATGTATTACTTAACCAATAATCAAAAGGATAGTTTAAATTTTGTACAAACTATAACATATGAATATATCTAATTATTATTGGTATTTTAAATCTGCATTAACACCTAAATTTTGTGATGAAGTTATAAAATATGCTAATGCACAAAAAGAAGTTATGGCAAGAACGGGTGGTTATGGTGAGAGAAAATTAAAAAAAGAAGAAGTATTAGATTTAAAAAGAAAAAGAAATTCAGATTTAGTATGGCTTGATGATGTTTGGATTTATAAAGAAATACATCCCTTTGTTCATGAAGCTAATAGAAAAGCAGGCTGGAACTTTGATTGGGAGAGAAGTGAGTCTTGTCAATTTACAAAATATAAATTAAATCAATATTATGATTGGCATTGTGATAGTTGGGATAAACCATATCAAAGAAAAGAAGGAGATCCTTCTAATGGAAAAATTAGAAAACTATCTATGACTTGTCAATTAACAGATGGTTCAGAATACAACGGTGGTGAATTAGAATTTGATTTTAGAAACTATGATCCACATATGCGAGACGAATCAAAACACAGAATACAATGTAAGGAGATATTACCAAAAGGATCTATCATTGTATTTCCTAGTTTTGTTTGGCATAGAGTTAAACCAGTAACATCAGGCACAAGATATAGTCTTGTTGTCTGGCATATAGGGAGGCCTTTTAAATAATGTTTATAAATACTTATTTTCCAACTGTAATATGGAATGAGGAAAAACCAGAGTTTGTTAAATCGTTAAACAAGGCTTCTAATAAATATATTGCTGAAGCTAGAAAAAGAGAAAAAAAATATATAAAAGAGTATGGGGACTTTGGAAGATCCTATCATTCAACACCACTCACAGCTGACAATGATTTTTTAGATTTTAGAAACTACATTGGACAAAAATCTTGGGAATATTTAGATCACCAAGGTTATGATATGTCTCAATACAAAACTATGTTTAGTGAGATGTGGGTACAAGAGTTTGCTAAAAAAGGTGGTGGTCATCATTCAGCACACATACATTGGAACCAACACGTCTCCGGTTTTTATTTTTTAAAGTGTAGTGATAAAACATCTTTTCCTATTTTTCATGAACCTAAAACAGGTGCAAGAACAACTAAATTAAATATGAAATCAGATCTTAAAGGTGTATGGCCTGGTCATGACTTATTTCATCTGCGTCCTAAACCAGGAACATTAATTATATTTCCAGGTTATTTAGAACACGAATACGCAGTAGATCACGGCATAGAACCATTTAGATTTATTCATTGGAATATACAAGCGGTGCCAAAAGGAATGGCTAAAGATGTTTAAAAAGAAAAAATATACAGTTATTAAACAAGCTATATCAAAAGATTTAGCAGCTTTTGTTGCAAACTATTTTTTAATGCAAAAACAAGTTTATGATACTTGTAAAGAACGTAGATACTTTTCACCATTTGAAACTATACTTGGATATTATGAAGGTGAAAATGATCAGATTCCAAATACCTATTCTCAATATAGTAATATAGCTATGGAAACTTTAATGTTAAAATGTCAACCAGAAATGGAAAAGGTAACAGGACTAAAATTATACCCAGCTTATACTTATGCAAGAATATATAAAAAAGGGGATGTTTTAAAAAGACACAAAGATAGATTTAGTTGTGAGATATCTACTACGATGAATCTAGGGGGTGATGATTGGCCTATATATTTAAGTCCAAATGAAAATGTAGGTAGACCTGATGGTAAAAAAATTACTACTACTAGCCAAGCAAAAGGCATTAAAGTAGATTTAAAACCAGGCGATATGCTGGTTTATTCTGGGTGTGAGCTAGAACACTGGAGAGAAAAATTCAAAGGCAAAGAATGCGTACAAGTTTTTCTGCATTATAACAATCGTAAGACGCCAGGATCGAAGGATAATATGTTCGACACACGTCCACATTTAGGTCTTCCTTCTTGGTTTAAACGATGATATAATTCTTTGATGGAGGCAGTAGCACCACCACATACCCTACTGCCTCCTTCTAAGGATTATATATGTTATTAGGATTTGACGCATTTGCAGCACAACCATTTTCCGCTTCAGGTAATGAAGGAAATGTAACTCTTTCGGTTACAGGTAATCAGTTAACAGTTAATATTGGGAATCCAGGTATTACAGCCGATGCTATTACAGAAATTCCTAATCCAACTCAACTTACTTTAGGCACAGGTACTGTTACCCTTAATATTGATGTAGATTTTACAGTTACTGGATCTGGTATTACTTTAGCTACTGGAACTGTTATAGCAACAGGTGGAGCAGATGTATCAGTTAGCAAAAATAATGTTGTAATTTCCTCAGGAAGTGTTACAGTGACGGCTGACGCAAACACTGAACCTAGTGGCATAGATTTATCTGTAGCTTCAGGAACAGCACAAGCAATAACATGGAGTGAAATAGTTCCAGGTGTTAGCATGACTTGGACAGAAATAGACCCAGGAGTATAAAATTATGGCATCAACGTATTCAAGCGATACAAAATTAGAATTAATAACAACCGGTGAAAAAGCTGGTCAATGGGGTGGTATTACCAATACCAACCTACAAATTTTAGAACAAGTAGCATCTGGTGTTTTAGATGTAGATATGGCATCTTCAGATGTAACATTAGCTTTAACTGATGGAGCTACTTCTAATGGAAAAAATCAATATCTAAGACTTTATGGAACTTTAGCGGCTAATAGAACAATAACTATGCCATCAGGTTCTGATAGAGTTTGGATTATGAAAGATGATACTGATAGAAATGGAACTAACAAATACACTCTAGGAGTTTTAACTGCTAGTGGCACTACTCAACCTATCCCTGTAGGAGCAACAGTTTTATGTAGATCTAACGGAACTCAGACGCTTATAACTATTTTAGATAGAGGAGCTATTTCTATCAATAACACTTATTCTCCGTATACAGCTGTGGCTGGGGATCAAATTTTTGTTGATACTACGAGCGCAGTAGCAACAGTTAATCTACCCGCTTCACCATCTGTAGGAGACGAAGTTACAATTATTGACTCTAGAAACTATTTTGCTTCTAATGCTGTTACAGTAGGAAGAAACGGATCTCCAATAAACAATGGAACTTCGGATGCCACTTTAAATACAAATGCTATGGCAGCTACTTTTATATATGTAGACGCTACATGCGGTTGGAACTATAAGAGTAAAGCAACATAAGGAGCGTAGCATATGGCTCTTTTTGAAATGAAATTTCAACCAGGTGTCAATAAACAAGACACTGGTGTCGGCGCAACAGACCGATGGATTGATTCAGATAATGTAAGATGGAGATATGGACTTGCTGAAAAAGTAGGTGGCTGGTCTTCTTTACTTACAGACACTATTCATGGTGTAGCCAGAAGACAATTAGCTTTTACAGATTTAGAAGGAAATAGATACGTTGGAATAGGAACCGATAAGTTTTTATTAATTTATTTTGAAGGAGCACTTTATGATATTACTCCTTGGAGGACTACTTCTTCCGGAACTCAAGTTACTTTTGGGGCTTCTACTATCACTACTAATAGTACTGCTCCCGGTACTTCTATAACTATTACTACAGGATCTGCCCATGGTTTAGAAATAGGAGACATTGTAGCTTTAGAATCTGTTACTATGCCTACTGGTTCAGGTATAAATAAAAACAATATTGAATATACAAGTAGTGATAAACA